GCTATTAAACACGTCAGTCATGGGATTACCTGACTTGTTACCCTGCTCAGTTCTCATCACGTTGTCCCCTACGATGACATATGAAAACTGCAACACATGCAACAAGCCATGGCGAACAACTCTGTTCTCCATCCCATACCAAGCGTCTGTCACGTTGCGAAAGAAATCAAACTGAGCCGCCGTAACTGACCCGTCATAGTTACTATAATCAACATCAAACGCGCGACGACCAACACTAGCCAATTGCTCATAGTAATAAGCCCAATATGTCTCAGCATCCGCTCCAACTCCACAATGAGTCATAAACCCTGGGTTTGCCTTTATCCACGACAAAAAGGCTCCAAAATATTTACGACATAACAATGTGAACTCAAGAGGCGGCTGCTCAAACACACGCGTCTTACACTGAGCAACCTTCTCCACTGGTCGCAATTCGTCCTTATTGGTAGCAACCCACAACAGTTGAGGCACTATACCTTCCTGCAGCTTATCCTCCGTGTCACGCAACTTCTCAACAAAACTACACCCATACGCAGGTATATCAAACGTTCGACTCTTATCCGACCACACCAGATCCTGTCCGCCTTCACGCGGCACCACATCAAAGATCTCCCGCTTGCCATTCTGAAACCACTTAGATATAAAACCTGGTGATTTAGTAATGTCAATCTCAATCATTGGTGCCTTCCCATTGATCATTTCATGTTCAGTCAGAGGCTCAGTATCACGCTCCTTTGGATACTTAGCAATGAAATAATTGACGATCTTCGTAAAAAAACCGTTGGTTATCACAGCGTCTGTCGCGACAGTAGTTTTCTGCGCGTTCGTCACAAGAGGATGTTTTCCGTCTTTAATGTGGCGTTGCGCTGGGCGAACACTATCTTCCCAGGCACTATGACTTTTCCACCGCTTGTATGCCGTCGGTAATCCACTACAAGCCACTAATGGCACACCATTCATACTTACGTGCCCATAGTTGAAGATCTCCGTATCCCAGAATGGCGATATTATACCATCACCCTGCAATATATTCTCCTCAATCAAAGGCACAGATGGAAACTTTACCAGGGAGTCCAACCGTTCTGCGGCCTGCATTATCACCTCACGGATCAAACAGGTCGCACCCGGCATTCTACCCTCCAACAAAGCACTATGAATAGCAACCAACGGAGTATGACACCGCTCATCACGCACAACATACGGACGTCCACAATCACCCCCAACGGTCATCGCACCCTTAAATAAGCCCTGTACCATATCATACTGTACTCCACCTACATCAGTGGTGCGACGAGCGCCGAGATGCATCACCGCATCACCATAGTCGAACCTACTCACAAGCACACTCGCAACCTCCTTTTCTCCCAAAAACCCATTAAATCCTTTACGCGTTGGTATAAAATGTAACACATCCGCCGCAGCGGGGATACTAGAAGTAACAAACTCGCATAAGACAAGATCAGTCCTACCCTTTGCTAACTCGTCAATTAGTTCCACCGTATTCGTCGGATCCATACACACTCTACGCC